TGCTACCCTGCCATTTTTTAGCCGCCGATATATTGAAGCCTCGCCGCCGCATAAAAGATATTGTTTCGGGGCGGGCGTTATCTGCCTTTATAGGCCACTTTCGCGCCGTTTCGATAGTATCAAAAAGAGCGGGGGTTTCGTCCAAGTCGATACCCACGCCCCATGCTTCGCGATCTATATAAATCGTCCTGTCCTTGATAAAGCACCGAACTAACGCCGTCGGGTCAACGCTAAAGCCCCAATCTGCGCCGTGATAGAACCGCGCATCTTTTGGCGTTTCAAATTCTTCCACTCTAAACCGCCCGGCAAAGATTACGGCGTTGGAGTGTTTCCTAACTTCCCCTTCCCAAATGTGGAGGTATGATTCATAGTCCCGTTCTTTTAGCCATTCCATTTCCTTTTTGAGAACGTCGGGAAAAGCAGGATTGCCGTCATAATTGACTTTACAAACATAAGCATCATCAGGCGCGTTTAATACAAACCGTTGATATGTCGGGTCGCTTTCGTCCAAAGGATTGAACGTCAGCCATATTTCGGAGTTTGGCTTGCGTACCGTAGGAATCAAAATATCCCAACTGTCAGCACTCACGGCGGCGGCTTCTTCCACCCAGCAAACGTCAATCCCTTCCGTGGATTTAATTTCCTGCGGATTAGAACGCAATCCCTTAAAAATAAACTCCGTGCCGCTTGTGCATCGTATCGCGTCCCGCGTGATTGTGTACGCACCCGAAAGCCCGATTGATTCTATCTGTTCGCATAACAATTTATGCACGCTGTCGGATATACTGCGTTGAATTTCGCGGGCGCATAATATCCGCATGGGCTTCTCATAGCCAAGCAAAAGCAACGCACGCGCAACGCTCCACGATTTACCACTGCCGCGCCCACCATAAAACACTTTGTATCTATGCGGGCGGAAAAGTTCCTCGAACGCGGGCGCGAAGGTAATCATTTTTTGAAATCCTCCGGGTTAGTGCTGAAATTAACGTGCAACGCGCCGGGTATTTTTGAAACGCCCTGCACATCGTTCTCGCCCATCATCTCAAACAATAGCCGCCCCCATTGTGCGCTCCCCTTTTTGGCGTATTGTATAGCAAGATAAGCAATCCCGACGGCTTCTGTGATTTCATCGTCTTGTAACTTTGTATTTGCCCTTATGCGTTCTTTGATTTTTTCATTTTCAAGCGGGCAATCGCGAAGGACAAGCATCGCCTCTTTTATGCTTCGTTTCAAGGCGTGTTTTGCCTTGTTCGCTTGTCTGCCCTTTTCCTGTATCTCTCTTTGAACCGCCTTTGAACGCTTGTTCAATGGAATAAGGTTTTGCTCGTTCACGTTCTCGCCCCCTTTCGGCAATATAAAAAGCACCTTGCTTTTGCAAAGTGCTAAATCTTTTCAGCTTTTCGCCCTGTGAATTTTCCCCAACGGGCTATTATTAAATCTATATATTTTGGCTCAAGTTCCATAGCGTAACATTTACGCCCTAACTGCTCACAAGCTATAATTGTTGTGCCCGTGCCTCCAAATAAATCAATAACGCTTTTATTACTAAAGTTTTCTACAAAGAACGACGCAAACGCAATAGGAAAAGTCGCATTGTGTTCTTTTTTGTATTCGTTGTTTCTTTGGGCTTGTATCGTTAACACGTTGTCAATCGTTCCGCGAAAGTCCTTCGTTCCGATTGCTCTTGTCCCATTATGGGAGAAAATATGTATATATTCAAAGCGACTGTTTAACACCTTATGCGCCATAGCCGGTTGAGCAATAGCGCCCTTGTCCCAAATAATTGTATCTGCGTACTTTTCCCGCATATCATAAAGATAATCAATCAGCGCAACTTTATTGTTTGCAAGGCTTTGAATGTTTACAAATGAAAAATCCGAAAAGGCAAGAGAGTTTTCAGTAAAGTCCTTTAGGAATTGCCTATACTCTAACAATGTTTTGTTATCGGAATCAGATATATACTTTGTTACGTTTTGATTGTGTGACAGTGAAACGCCCGCATTATAAGGCGGTGAAGTAAACGCAATATCAGCTTTTTCGCCGTCCATCAGCTTTTCAACATCTTCCGCGCTTGTGCTATCTCCGCACATTAAACGATGATTGCCAAGCAAATATATCTCCCCGCGCTTTGATTTTGGCTCGGCGGGCGGGTCTTCGTCGAAATCGTCCTCTTTTACTTCGTCGGGCTTGGTGTAATCATCATCAAGCAACCCAAAGCCAAATTCCCCCATATCAAAATCAAGGTCGGCAAGTTCCAAATCCAACGCGGGCAAATCCCATTCCGCCAACTCGCCCACCTTGTTATCTGCAAGGCGAAACGCTTTTATTTCATCTTCCGTCAAATCATCGGCAACCACGCAAGGCACGCTTTCAAGTTTCAGCTTCTTTGCCGCCTTTGCGCGGGTATGTCCGCACACAATCACGCCGTCCTTGTCAATCACGATCGGGACGCGCCAACCAAAAGCCTTAATACTTGCCGCTACTGCGTCAACGGCTTGGTCGTTCTTGCGCGGGTTATTCTTGTACGGCGTTAATTCTGCAAGCCGCTTTTCGATGATTTCCACGATTTCACCCTTTCAATAGAAAAGCCCGCCGGACGATAGGCGGGCGATTTGGGGCGGGAGGAGAAAACCGCCCCTCATGCGGAAGAAATAAAACATTAGGAGGCGTGTAGAGTGTTCTTTGCACTCTTCCACGCTAATATTATAACCCCGTTTTTTTAGTTTCGTTCCCCAAATGAAATTTTTATAATGCCCCGCACGAATCCGCAACACCAATGCCATAAATGCAAATCAATGGAATACGGTCATAATACAAAGATTTCTCGATATGCAAATATTCGCATACCCTGTCGCGCCGCCGCCGCGCTTCTTCCCTGCTTTTCGGCTTTGGTACAATCAAAACACGATGAAAAATCTCGTTGTCGATAACGTCAGCAGATACCCACGCTTTCACCGCGTCGATTACTCGTAGCCATCTTTCGGGCTTGAAAACTTTGTTCTTGTCTTGGAGCGTGATACAGTTGATTTCTTCGACGCGACGCAAAGCCGCCGCGGGTGTCGGGTCGCTGATATAACTATGCCCTGACGGTGCGCCGCCCGTATGCCCGCCCGCTCCCATCTTCGCCTCTAAAACTGCGTCCTTGATTTCCCGCGAATGGCGAAAGATATATTTGATTTTATCCACGCTATCTCTCTGCATCGGCATCGCCTCCTATTCCCTTTCGATGGATAAAACGACAATGATAAACGCCACGATCAGCCCCGTCGCAAAACCCGCCATAAATGGCATGAAATTCTCAATCATTCAGCCGCCCCCGTTCGTAATCATTCATTAACCCTTCCCATTTCTCACGATCTGCACCCGACGTTTCAAACGCCATCATGCACCTCATACTTGCATTTATTAAATGCGTATCGCCTTTATCGCCCTTTAGATATAGAATCAAGTGCCGCACCGCCCTCCAAGCGTGTTCTTCCGGTGGTATCTGCCGCCATGTTTCGCCGGGGTATTTTTCCTGTCCTGCCGTCAATCCCCGCGCGATCTCGTCAAGCCAAGCGGGGGACAAATAGCGATATTCGTTCGGCTCGTGCGCCTGCGGATAATCCGTCACCCCATGCGCCTCGGCGTATTTTCTCATTTCCTCGGCCTCTGTCATTTTACAAGCATCCCCTTCACAATGTGCCATATTCTAACAATTACGGATTCTTTCCGTGTCTTGTTTTGGCGTTTTATCCAAGCCTCACAAAATGCACATCGGAAAGTCAACGGCGAGTTATAATCAAAACCCAGACTCATTTCCGCGCCTCCTTTAGTGCCATATTCAAGACCTTATTTTCACATTCATCTAATGTGGGCTCGCCTTTCATCACAATCCACTGCATATCGTGCTTAAAACGTCCCTCTTTTTTTACAAGAAACACCAGCGCGGCCTTCGCCTCCTGCTCGGACAGCTTGTCAATCCTCGTTTTTACGTCCATCGTCAGCCCTCCTGTTCCAAGCTTCAACCATTTCTTCTTTTGATTGAATCGGGATTTCGTGCAACATAAAGCCGCAGTCTTCGCACCAAATGCCAAAGTTTCCAAATCCCTTAAAGGCAAAGCCAAATTTTACATTTTTGGATTTACACTTTGGACACGGTTTCAATTCCTCGCTCATTGTCCATCTCTCCTCAATTAAGCCAATAATAAATGACTGCACCGCAACCTATGCTGATAGGCAAATTGATTATCGACGGAATACATATCCCGTAATACCCGTGATACAGCACTCCAATCGTTGCCACCAAAAAGCAAATCGTAGTAAAAATCAACACTTCCTTTTCATCGCTCATTGTCCCGCCTCCTCATTTTCATCAAAAGCATTCAATCCACTAATGCTACATACCAGACAATATAAAGCAAAAAACATTTCATACTGCCGTCTTAGCAAATCCGCTGGACAAGAGAATTGTTCACGTTCGTAAAGATATGCAGCTCTCCGCCATATTTCCAAATTTGCCTTTACTTCCTCTTGGGATTCTTTAATATCGCCCATCGTCAGCCCTCCTTTTGGGGTTTTCCATTTTGCTTTTACATTTAGGACAAAACAAATATTTGTCGGCATCGTAATACAACATACGAGAATCAACAATTTCTCCACATTTGGAACATTTTGCAATAAAATGTTCTGTATCATCGACAATTATCCATTTTCCCATCGTCAGCCCTCCGTGACAAGTTTCACAAGCTCCGGGTTTTGGCGTATCAGATTCACAACGCCAGCCGCCACAGCGTCAACAATCTCCTCGTTATAAGTATCTTCCTTCAATCCACGCTCATACATAAGAGCGTGTATAACCTCGTGCATCAGAAGCCGCGCTCCCCCGTGTGATTCTGCCGCCGCTTTTCTCAGCGTGATTTTTGCTACGTTGAAGTCCGCATACCCCGCCGCCTCGTTTCCGGCGATATAGAACGGCTCATCCGTCATTTCAATCTCGTACCTCACCGCATCAATCATTACGCTTTTTATCATCTTCCAGCCTCCTCGCATCGTCTGTCAGCTTATCAATCAGCCTATACATTTGCCCTCTCGTCATGTTTTCCAGTGCGTACCATTCGATGTCGTATTTAAGGCGATGTATAAGCTCTGTGGCTTGCTCAATTTGTAGCTTTGTTGCCCTTTCCCGCTCGTCCATGTTGCACCTCCCGCCAAGTATGCGGTACGCCATACAACGTACAACCGCCGCCAACGCCTCGGAATATACAAGCACTGCAATTATGCTGATTGCCCTTACAGTGTTCTCTCAGCTCGTCCCGTGCGCGTAAAACCCTGTCACGTTTCATGGCCCGCCTCCCATTCTCTGTAGATTATACATACGCCCACTTATATCCACCCGCCGTAAAATGCCGCGCATACGAACCGTCTTTATTTTTGTTTCCATACCCCCGGCAAACATTTGATATGTTACCTTGACTTATGCCAACAACCCGTGAAGCCTCCGCCGCTGACTTGAAAACAGCAATAATATTTCCGTTTAAATCCATTTGAGCAACACTTTTTTGTGGCCCAAATTTTTTTATTAACCCATGTCGAATAGCATGTTGTTTATTTTCTTTAGCTGTAACCCATTCTAAATTCTTGCAATCATTGTTTTTCTTGTTTCCGTCAATATGATTAACTTGGTCACATAAAGTAACGTCTTTATTTGCAACAAATTCCTTCGCGACAAGACGATGAATATAGCACTGTGTTCCAACGCTTTCGTTATACAACGTAACAGTTAAATATCCCGAATTATTCTTATACGCTTTTAATATTTCTCCAGTGTGTAAACTCCTAACTCTTCCTCTATCAGAAACAACATAATCTGGATATTCTTGAACCTGTTTCCATTTCTCGTTAAATTTTGCCATAAAGTTTATCCCCCATGCTTGCCTCCCACTCACGATAAAGCTTAAAGAAGTCCTCGCTCCTTAAAGTTACCAACCACCCCTCGCGGTTCTTTTTGTGGGCTACAATGGGTATCTCGTCGTCGTGAGCATCAGCGACAGACTGGCTCATCCAATCCCGAAGCTGCAACCTCTCGCAATTTTTAACTTCCACATGGATTCCCGGCAGGCCGATAACATCAGCTATCTCCGAACCTTTCTGATAAAGCTGGCACCCTCTTTCTGCGTTATACCCCTCAGAGCGACACACATCCCGCCACATTCTTTCCCCACGAGCGCCCTTCGAGCGACTAAATTTCCCCATACTGAACCCCCATTTCTTGCCCGGTATTTATAATAAAACCAACTTTTCCACAGTGAGGACACTCTAAATCTTTGAGCAGCACAGCTTCGGGAAACACGTTAATCCACCGCTTCTTACAAGCAATACACATTACCTCCGCTACTGCGTGAGGAAGGAATGCGTCAATGTCTACAATTCTCCCCATGTTTCGCCTCCAAGAATTTCCACCAAAACGACGGGCCTAATGTATTGTCCCTAAAAAAGCAAGCCTTATAATGTGCCTCCTCATGCGGATTCAGACAGAAAACACATTTTTCGCACATAACAAAGGATTCGCAGTAATCCATTAGTCTTTGCGCCGCCTCGATAGCGTCTTTATCAGTCATGTTTCAGCCCCCTGTTCCGCAAGTGTTCTTCAAGCTGCCAACCGAAAGGGCAACATCGAAAACTCATAAAGCATTTGCCGATATACAAAGGGCAATCACACTCTCCCCCTGCTGTGTTCCAATGCTCCCGGCACCACCGCTCAACCATCAGCGCGGCCTGCACTACGTCTTCACGATTCACTTGCATCGTTATTCATCCTCTTCTTCCCAACAATCAGCCGGAATCACCGCCGGATTCCATACCTCATCAATCATTAAAGCGTTACAGGCGCAATCATTTGAACAGAAAATATTGTCTTTGTTTTCGTCAAAATATTTCGCTTGTAAAAAGTTGTCAAAACACATGACAACCGTATTTCCTTCTTTGATTTCTTCCTCGCTTATTCTTTTCCCGCAAAATGCACATTGAACATATTTCACATCTTCGCCCCCTTATAGCGATTGATAACTTTCTTGAGTTTGCATTTTCTTGGACGGCGATAAAATAGATAATCTAAATAGAGCGGGAAAAATCCAAGCACGATGCGCCGATACCGCTGATATTCTCCCTTCGTCATTTCTTCGCCGCCTTTCGCTTCTTTCGTACCGCTTTTTGTATCGCTTTCTGCTTCGCGCGCCCCGTTTTGCTTCGGCAAGCAGGGCATTTTGTATTTTTATCCGCGCTATCGCAATCGAAGAAGGATAGACACGCAACGCACCGCCGCCTAATCTGCATCGGAAAGCCCCCTTGTACGCAATCTTTCTGCAAGCTTCCAAGTGTACGGCAAATCACCGTTCGTAATAGTGCAAATCAGTGTTTTCCCTTTCAGTGGACAATCGCAACCGTTCGTTTTTGCGTGTTTCATGCACCACCGTTCGACAGTCAGCGCGGCTTGCACAACGTCCTCTCGATTTATTTTCCCCACACATTTCGCCTCCATATCGCGATTATCCATGCGTTCCACGCTCTGACCTTATTGCGCCACCGTCTGCCGCTTGTTGCAGGGCCTCGACCAAAAAGCAAAATCGGCTTAGTCATCCAGCACCACCTCGAAAAACCACCAACGCAGACGGAAACGGCGCAGGGTTTTTGGAACCGCCAAACTTTAGCCGCCCACGAATAAACCATACAAAGCCCTTCATGGCGTAATCATGCCACCATGCCGTGTCCGTCCTTGCAGGAACGAGGCAGACAACTGTACCCCCCCCCGCGCACACTTGTTTCATACGCCTTCTTCATCCACTTACCGATTTCCCTGCCGTATGGGGGATTCATCCAGCAAACGCCTTTCCATTCCTGCGAAAGCCCGTCCTGTTCCGGCGTAAAATATTGCTTGCATTTTGCGTTTTCCGGCAGCGCGCACACGTCCAACTCGAAATGGAAAATCGCGTCAAGCTGATTGAAAAAATCCTGCGGCGCTTCCCACTTGTCCGTGTTACTGCTCATCATGCCAGAGGTAATCATGCTTTCTTCTCCCGCATAGACTTAGCTTCCGCCAGCGCAATAATTTCCCCTTGAAGTTGCGGTTTACTTTCTCTCTCAATCTCCGCAACAACGGCGTCATATCTCCGGCGATCCTTTTCTGCTTGAACTATCTCGTTATAC